GCTGAATTGCCGCCAAACCTTGTGTGTGCCCGTGCCGTCGTGACGATACAACATGACAAAACGTGGAGGCGGCGACGGAGATCCTGGCGACGAGGATCACGCCGAGGTGTCAAAACGACCCCCTTCGCTACTGAGAGGCGATCCTAAGATACACTGCCAGTATGCATGTACTGGTGACGAGGAGGCGTACCTTCGTAACAATTTCGGGGTCGGCTCGTTTGGCCAAGTCAGGCATTCGCATGCCGTCGCGGCTTATGAGAGGTCTGTGGTTGAAGCTGAGGCCTACCAGTTGGTTCGTGACATGACCCCCGATAGACAGGCTGCCGTTATCCTTGACTGGGGCGGCTCTTTGCAGCGGCATGACCTCGCCATGCGTGAGGTGCATTGCTGCTGCCCATTACTTGACAACGCCGATGCTTTCCGGGAGAGCAAACGGCTGGCGCATGTGAAAGGCCCCACGTACCGACACGTTGGAGCTTATTGCAACCATGCCGCACAGGACTGTCGGTGCGTGCCCAAGGTGCGCGCTTCCATGAGTGTTCACGTGTTGTACTACATGACCGCCGACCAGATTGCTCAAGCTATGGCTTATCAGGAGCACACTCTGCATGTCGGCGTTGTGCACCTCTTCAATGGCGTTAACGGGTCCATCCTCGCTGGCACCGCTGAGTGGGCTCGGACTTCGGCTTATACGTCTCGGGTCACCATGCATTTTCGTGGTCACCAAAGCGTGAGCAATTATACGCACAGTAGCATGGACTGGCTCGCCCTGGGCTCGACTGCCACGCCTTATGGCATTCTCGCCTGGTCGGTCGACCGTATTCGTGGTTCCAGCGCCATTGTTGTATTTACTTTAGGCGTGTTGCAGCAAACCACCGCGGTGGCTGCGTCGACTGGTCTTGCCAGGATCGACACGGATGCGCACGAAATTGACGTGCGCAGTCTGAATTTTCCGGCACCAATGCATGCCCACCACACCGCCACCTATGCGCTTCCGCGCGTTTACCGGATATTCCGCGATTTTTACGTGGAGACCGGCGTGGATACGGTGAGGCTACCATCTGAAGTGGTGGCCAAGGTGGGCGCTTTGCACGCTTTTAACAAAGTGACTCCGGAGGCCATACATGCCGTGAAGAACTCCTGCCTGCGTGAGTTGCAGAACGTTAACATGACGCCCGAAGAGCGTGAGGCTGCTTTGCTCGTCATGGTACCCTTGATACTCGTACGCAACTTAACGGCGGTGGAACGCAACTTGTTTGTAACGGTGGGACGTAACCTGGGGCAGCTCGCGCGTTATCACAAGGCGCTTGAGCTAAAATTCCCACAGGTCGTCGTCCC